CAAGACTGGGACGAGTTCAAGAAGTTCGTGCTTCAGCATGAAGCCGTCGAGCTTTTGGAGAAGCGCATCGCGCAAGCCAACATGTCACAGTTCTTGGAAGAAAACCCCGGGGTCGTACCGCCCGGCTTGAACTCCACATCTGAGTTCGATATCTCTGTACGCAAACCAACTTAAACGGAAATCAAATGAGCAATATTGCAATGTTCAACCCCTCAAACGTCCCCGCATTTGCTAAGAATGCAGTCCTGTCAGCAACCACGCTAGCCTTGGCTGGCGGTGCAGGTTCTGGCGGTGGCATGAAGCGCGTCTCTATCAAGGGCGGTGTGTTCAGACTGCTGTCTAACGGCAAAGAGATCGCAGCGATTGATGAGCGTCACCTAGATGTGATCGTGGTCAAAGCCGCCCCCAAGGTCAGCCGTATTTTCTACGCTGGCTCTTACGACAAAGACGCGGCTGCAGCCGCCCCTGACTGCACATCTGCTGATGGCGAGAAGCCCGACGCAAACGTGAAGAACAAGCAGGCATCAAACTGTTCTACATGCCCACAGAACATCGCTGGGTCTGGTAATGGTCAAAGCCGTGCATGCCGCTACCAACAGCGCTTGGCTGTGGTCTTGGCTAACAATCCTGAAGGCGACGTGTTACAAGTTACTTTGCCTGCAACATCTATCTTCGGCAAGGAAGACGGCGAGAAGCGCCCACTGCAAGCATACGCTCGCTACATGGCCGCGCAGACACCGCCTGTTAACTTGGACGCCATTGTCACGCGCATGAAGTTTGATACACAAGCGGAGTCTCCAAAGATTGTGTTTGCCCCTGTGCGTTGGTTGACTGATGCTGAGTACGAGACTGCGCAGAACCAAGCCAACTCTAAGGATGCAGAGAAGGCCGTAGCTGTTACCCCTGCCTTTGCTGATGGCGTTGTAGCCCCCGCCCCACTGGCTATTGAAGGTAAACGCCCAACTACCAAGACGCTTGGCGATCTGTTTGACGAAGACGACACCGAGGCGATTGCCGCTGAGCGAGCCAAGGTTGCCAAGTCCAAAGCCAAAGCCAAGGCCGCACCAGTCGAGGCTGAAGAAGAACCCGAAGTGCGCAAAACCGCGGCCAAGGTTGAATCCGTTCCAGCTAAGAAGAACAAGCTGGCCGACATCGTTGCTGATTGGGACGATGAGTAATTAAAGGTTTCGCTAGGCCGCAGTCGGCGGTCGCATTGCGTGTGCCGGGGTTTAACCAAGGCTTCGTTAGCTGACACACACATGCACACGACTGCGTTTCCCGTTCTGCGTGTCCTAGCGCCTTAACAAAACCAATATGGCCTACTCACAAAAAATCATTGACGAAGTAGCAAAGACACCCAAGTCTCTGGGCAACCAGCTTGGGCGTTGGGCGATCCATCTTGACTTTCCGGTCACGAAGATTGCCTATGCGCTCGGCGTCTCTCGGCAGACTGTCTACAACTGGTTTACAGGCACGGAAGTGTTTGTAGCCTATCGTAGCCGCGTCGAATTCTTAACATTAATAATGAAGACCTCACACACAGCGGATGAGGCATGGAGAAAAATATGCACGGAATACAACCTAGATCCCTCACCACGCAAGAACTGATTCGGTTTGCTGAAGACTTTGTTCACAGACCAGAAGGTTTGCCAAAAAACTGGCAAATGGAACTGCTCAGTCGCATTGCTGGTTACCCCATCATGGAGCGCCCGACGACTAAAGATTCGCGTCAACTCGAACTCTTTTAAATCGCAAGGACTTCAATGACTCCGCTTGAGTTTTTAGCGGTCGTTTTGCCGTCGCCAGAATTTGGCCGGTACTGCGTAGCAGAGCTTATAAGAAAAGAGCATGCCTTTGTGCAGACTCTGGAAGAAACCACAGCACCAATTAAACGTTGGCATGACAGTAAGCTGGATGTTTTCTTCGCCTTGGCCACCTTTGGTGACGAGGAAAAGCGCTTGGCTACGAACGCCCGCTATGTGAAATCCCTGTTCATTGACATGGATGGCTACGCATCGAAGAAAGATGCGGCACAAGCTCTCAGTGCGTTTTTAGAGAAGACTGGTATGGATGCCCTAGGCAACCCCTACGTCGTTGCGTCTGGTGGCGGTTTGCACTGCTACTGGCCATTGACTGAGGCTGTACCAATTGATTCTTGGAAGCCTGTGGCTGAGAACTTTAAACGCCTGTGCAAACAGGAATCTTTGGCTATCGACATGACTGTGACGGCTGACGCCGCCCGCGTCTTGCGTGTGCCCGAGACCACAAACTTCAAGAAGAAGTACGCAACGCCGCGCCCCGTGCGCATACTATCTGAAGGCGATGTGTTCAGCTTTGAGGGGTTGGCTTCCCTTATCAGGGAAAAACTGGCAGGCTCAGTCTACGAGGCGCAATCCATGCCCAAACTAGACTTGGCTGGCACCCGTCCGTCTGCTGCGCCTTCCGCGACCAGTGTCAAGCTCTTTGAGAACAGCGTTACCAAGTTCAAACCAATTTGGCTGGCCACGCAAAACTCAAGGGGCTGCGGTCAGCTTGCGCATTACGTTGAACACGCAACCGAAGAAGGCATGGAGCCAATCTGGAGGGGGCTACTGTCATGGGCTAAGGTTTGTGAAGACGGAAACAAAGCCGCGGTGTGGCTGAGCAAGATGCACCCGTATGAGCCCGAGCGCATGAACCAAAAGCTTCAGAGCATTAAAGGCCCCTACCCCTGCATCAAGATGGATTCTGAGAACCCCGGCGTGTGCCCTACATGCCCGCACTGGGGCAAGATCACCAACCCACTGATCCTAGGTCGTGAGTTGGCGGTTGAGGTTGAGGAGAAAGAAATCGAGGTGAAACTCTCAAGCGAGAGCACAGTCACCGAGAAAGAAATCATCAAAGTCATGCGCCCAACACCACCACGCGGCTACTCTTATGGAGCCAATGGCGGTACGTTCATGGAGCGCACAGTAGAGGATGACGAGGGCGTTAAGTCCAAGAAGCAAGTCATGCTACTACCCTACGAACTGTTTGTTGTTGACATCCTCAACAGCAACGGGGATCACACAGTACACCTGATAGCGCTCAAGCCTGATGGTGCAGTGAACATAACCATGCCTCAAAGGGCGGTGGTTAGCAAGGACGAGACAGTCAAAGCACTGGCTAGTCAAAACATCGTGGCATCTTTCGGCCACAACAACGACAAAAACCTTTTTGAATATGTGAGGGCATGTGTGGAAGAAGCTAGTACAAGCAAACCTGCTATAAAGGTTCCTGACAGCTACGGCTGGCAGGCAGACAATACTTACGTGTACGCAGGGCGTATCTTTAGTAAAGGTAAACCCCCCGTCAAGGTTCCAATGCCGGGTTTGGAGAACATAACAGTTAACACCGAACCCAAGGGAACCCTAGAGGCTTGGCGCGACTTCATGAATATGTTGATTGCCAAAAAGATGTGGGGGCACATAGCCGTAATCCTTGCCGGTGCTGGCGCACCTTTCATGCGCTTTACAGGCATCTACGGGATGACGTACCATTGTGCATCCACGGAGTCGGGGACAGGTAAGACTTTGTCTCTTGAAGCTGCTGCTTCAGTATGGGGACACCCAACGCACTATCGTACAGGTAAGAGCACATCACCTGTTGCTATGCAACAACGCTTGGGTCTGCTCAACAGCCACCCACTTATCACGGACGAGATCACCGCCAAGAACCGAGCTGCCCCTGAATGGTTGCCTGAGTTCCTGTTGGACATGACCGAAGGCCGTGGCAAGGAGCGTATGGAGTCTGGCTCCAACAAAGAGCGCTTGAACCTCTCGACATGGATGACTGTGTGCTTGATGTCATCTAACACGCACGTTGTGGACTACTTGACCGGTGGGCGTGACCACTCATCAGAGGGTGAGCTTCGCCGACTACTGGAGTTTACCTTCGAGGAAGAACTGTCATGGGAACCCCATGAGATCGAGATCATCAAATCTTTGCAACACAACTACGGCGTGGCGGGCTACAAGCTGGTTGAGTTCATGGTGGAGCATGCTGATGAGTTCCCCACATCTGTGCGTGAGTCGGTTGCCGCCATGTACACAGAGTTTAAAGCAACTAACGATGAGCGCTTCTGGATGGCGGGCATTGGAACCGCAGTGCAGGCACGCAACGTATTCAAAGCGGCGGGCATTGTTGAGATCCCACTACGCCCTGTCTTGAATGCTTTTAAGAAGGTTGTGGCCACTATGCGTGCCAGCATGAAGAACAGTGTCCGCACTGCTGAAGACATACTTAATGCGTACACCCGTGAAAGTTATGGCAGCTTTGTCGTTGTGCGTCCTAGCACTGGCGGCTTGATGGCTGAACTCGGTAGCGGTCAGGTTATCGACCAGACAATTACACGCAACAAGATACTTGGGCGCGTGGAACACGGCATCACAGCCGGTTACGTCGACTATTTCATTGAGGAGCAACTGCTTAAATCGTATTGCGCTTCTACAAGTTTCGGTTACGCTTCATTCAAGCGCCAGCTTGAGGACCAATTCCCAATCGAGTACTTGAAGAAGAACATGACTGCCAAGACCAAGGGACCCCCCATGCGCGTAACAGTCATGCGTGTAAGACGTAAGATGGACGAAGTCGATGAAACTCTCCTTAATCCGGTTCCCTTGGGAGACGATTGAAAGAGGTCAGGGGTTTTTTATCCCCTGCCTCGATCCAGACAGTGTTCGTGAACTAGGGCTGCGCAAGGCAGTCCTTTGCCGCGTACTAGATGCCCGTGCTAAGACGGGCATCTACGAAGGCTTTACTGGGGTCTTCTTTTTTCGGTTGCCCGATAAAAAGCCTCGGCCTCTTCATTCTGTTTCGCCTTGATGCGTGCGATCAGCTTGTCTTTCTGCTCTGTTGAGAGCCTAGAGTCAGCGCGTACCGTACGTTCATCGGTGAACATTTCCCCCATAGATTTCTTAAAGCTTCCAGCCATATCGGCTTGCGCCAACAGCGCCGCATACTCCTGCGCCCATGCTCTGGCCTCGGCTTTCTTGCCTCGTTTCTCCAAGTCTTCGTAGCCTTTCTGCGCCTGCACCACCTCTTCCATGCGGTCGTACGCGCGGTCGATTAGGAAGCGGCCATCGGCTGACTGGAACAGGCCACCAACAAACGGCAACTTGCTTGCAGACGTAGAGGCTTTTTCGCCCTCTGTCGAAGAGCGCAGTGCTGGATCTAGCATATGCAGTGCAGACAATCCCAAGGCGCTTGTGTAGCTACGCACGAAATGCTCGAGCATCAGGGGCGACACGCCCACAGCACCTGTGTAGGAGCCTAGAGCCTTGGCAACTTCTGTTGTCTCTTCACGATAGCGCATAGCCGCGGGCAACTCTTTCTCCCTTGCCGACTCGATCGGGCCAAATGGCGTTGCGTTGAGCGTTGCCTCAATGATTGGCTTGCCGGCCACGGGCACAACGCCGGGGGCAGACTGCCATAACAACATGCCCATACCCTTGATAGCTTCCTTGGCCTTGGTGTCGCGACGCGCCACATCTATGATTGCTTCGGGCAAAGCCTTAAACAAGATGCCCACCTCATACGGGATTGGAATTTTCAGGGGGTCTTTGCTGTTTGGCAGAGGCACAATAAAGTTGCCGTACTTAACTTCGGGTGGAAGCTTGCGGTAGTCTTCATCGTCTTCCATCATCAGCGCGTACGCAAGCGTACCAGTCATTAGCAACAGGCCGCGAGCTTTGATTTTGCGCTGAATTTCCAAACGATCAGCAAACGGCATGTCTCCTCTAAACGAACGATACAAAACATCCAAGCCCTGAATCTGTGCGTTAAAGAACGGAATCAATGTGCTCAGCATCTGAATGCTTGGCGACAAGCCGCGGCGGCTAAAGTTCTGAGACTCAAAGGCACGGAACTGCGCTTTGGCTTCGGAGAAACCCTTGTTCAAGGAGTCTTCGTAAATAGTTGCACGGGTAGCAGCATCGGCTTGGAGCGCCACGGTGTCTAGCATACCCATCATCTTGTCCCACTTACCGCGCCCTGTGCTAATGTCCTGCAAAAACTTCTGCATGTCTTTTTCGTCGCCAGTGTAGATATTGCTGCTAATAGCCAGACCGCGCATCAACGCTTCTTGGGCAGGACTGCGACCAGAGCGCATACTAGCCAACTGCTTTAGCGCGTTAACCACAGGGATACCATCCACACCACCAACAATAGCGGCATTGACCGGATCACGAATCAACTGACGAATAGCGTAGGCAGGGCTACGAGTCACAAACTTACGCACCCAGTTGGCGGGCACACCCATCATCTGAACCAGCGCTGGGATAGATGTCTTGATACCTTCCATGCCCTTGACAATCAAGTGCGCAGGGATGCCAAACGTGTCTGTGTCAATTACAGCAAAGTAGTCGTCGCCGTCTACTTTGTAACGAACTACATCTGTACCTGTTGGGCCGCTACCCTTGCCTATCCTAGACGCAAAACCTGTCTTGTACAGCGCATCTGCTGTCTTGTGCGTAGCTTGGTTTTTCATACCGGCACGGGTCAGCATAAACGTGTTCTGCACAGCGCTGGTCAAGATTGGCAAAATGGTCTTCTCATCGCCCAACATGCGTTGCAGGTCTGGGTTTTCTTTGATGTTGCCGATACGAATACTGCTCTCTTTGTCCGTAAACAGCTTGACCTCATTGTTCTCAATGCGGTAGAACGGAATGAACGGCGTCTTCTTCAGACGAGCACCTTCTTGCTTGGATATAAAACCGCACTGCACAATAAAGTCAATCAGACCGTTGTTGTACGTCTTGTAGATTGCCTTGGCCGCATCGATGTGCTTCTTAGCTTCTGGGTTGGCGGCAAGCGTTGCTTTGTCTTTCAAGTACTCAGCCTTAGCCGCTGCAGGATCGGAAGATAACAAACGTGCCCAGCCGTTAGGCGTAGCATCAGCACGCTCACCAGCAATCTGCACAGTAAGAATACGCTCAGCATCGGCACCCAAACCGGCTTTGTCAGCGGCTTCCATATGCTCAGACATGTTCACAAGGTTAGCGCCTGTTGATGACTGGTAGCGATACTCTGTACCTTCTGGGGTTTTCTCAGACACGATCGACACAGGGCCGTGCGTAATAAACTGCCCCGCAGCTTGCGTAGTGTTGTCAGCCAGACGCAAGTAGTACTGAGCTTGGAACGCCTCAGTAGACGACAACTTACCAGCGCTTTCTCCAGCAACAATACCGGCATCGGCTGCGGCTAAGCGATCAACCAACTGTACGCGACCGCCAAGGCCAAACAAGTTACCTTTGAGTGATGCAAGTTTGCCAGCTTCTTGGCCAACAATAACGGAGCTAGTTGCTGGCGCTTTGGTACGGAACACAGACGGCGCGTTAATCTGGTCAACCATCTGGAACTTCTGCGCAGGCATGTACAGAGCTTCGATGTTTTTGGTAGCCACATCTGTTGTGACTTGACCTGTCTTGAAGCCAACCAAACGCAACAGCGCTTGGAAGAAACGGGACAGCATGTTGCCGCCAAACCAAGGCTTCTGGTTAATGCGATCACGGAAGTCTTTGTTGGACTGTACCTCAGATGCAAACTCAGCCACGTTAGTCAAGCCGTACTCGTTTACCAGCGCCTTGTCTTTCTTTAATTGGTTGAACATGGCGTTCAACTCATTGCGTGCGTTAAGTTGTTCTTTGGTCAAATCCTTGGCGGGCATAACCAAACCGCGCAGTGATGCAGCGTGAGTCACCTCGTGGATCAAGTTTTCTTCTGTCTGCTCTCCGGGACGGAAAGACACAGTGTTGGTTACGTTGTTGTAAAACGCAGGCACAGGGGCGCCATTAGCATCAACCAAATTAGGATCAATGACTACCTTGGTGCGTAGCAACATGTTGACTACGTTTTTGGCGTTCTGACGAATAAAGTCAGAGCTACCGTTCTTAGCTACGTCATTGACGGCATCGAGCAACCGCCCATCTGCCAGCGCTTCTTTGGCTGTGTCAGACAACTGCGCCTGTTCCATCTCCGTGTACTGGGTCGCCGCACCTTGGATCGGACCTTCTTCGTCAATCTCTGGCAGTGTGGCCGCTTCCTGTTTAGCAGTAGCGGCATCGATTGCGGCTTCGACTTCTGCTTGCGCACCGCCTTTAAGGGCTTTAGACGCACGAATATCACGCGCATTCTTGTATGTTTCTTCTGCTGCATCGCTGCGCTGATTGGCAAGATCAAGGGCGTCTTGTGCTAACTCTCTAATTGCAGGAGTCTTGGCTTCGTCAAAATCTTTCTGGGCTTTCTCAAGATCGATCACTGACTGGCGATAGCGCTCACGAGCGGCAATGATCTCAATGGTTGGGCCTTGACCTAATAAACGCTCGCCTTCCGCAAGCTGAGAGGCCACTTGTTCTTCAGTCAAACCCTCGGTAGCTTCTGCGTACGCAGTCTCTAACTTTGCACGGCTGGTATCAGTAGCGCCATCCAAACGCGCTTTGACTGTAAACAAATTAACTGCGTTGGCTGCTTCTTGTGATAGGCCGTCTGCTCGGAGCTTTGCAATACCTGACTGACGGATACGTTTAGCGCCAGCCAAGTTACGAACAATAGGGCCTTCTTTGCGGTTAGGCAGACGAACACCTTCCACAGCGGCGGGTTGTGGTGCGCCGGGCTGTTCTACCTCACGCTCAACAATAGGTGCTGATGCGTAGATGGTGTCAATATTGGACTCAATCTGATTGTACTCGGCTTGATACTTTTCAATATCAGCCGTGTTGTTTTTCAACTTAGCCTTACCCAAGTTAGTGTCTGCGGCAGCTAAATTTTTCTTAAGCTTGTTAAGTTCTGCCGTCATTGCGGGGCCAGAAGTGTCTCTTGTAAAGCGACGTACGTCATAGCCTGTGCCCGACATGGCCTTTTCAAGGCGCTCTTTCTCTACCTTGGCAGCGTCCAGCGCTTTGCGTTGTTCTCCTGCACCAGCATTTCTCTCCGCTTGAATCTTGCGCTCTTCTTCACGAGCTTTGGCTTCTGCTTCTGCGCGTGCTTTTTCGGCTTTGGCGGCAGTGGCTTTGGCTTCTTCAATCTGTTTGACCAAAGGAGACTCTTGGTTCAAAGCTTTAGCCAGACGAGCACTAGTGTTTACAAAAGCTTCGCGCAAGTCCTGCCCCATCAGCTTGTTCAAAGTCAGATTGTCTCGACGTGCAACCAAGTAAGCCAGCTCAGCGGCTTGTGTCTTAGGTAGTAACTTGTCAGTAGCACTAGAAGCGCGAGTCATCGCACTGTCTAGGCGGCCAAACTCCAGTCCTGAAGCAGTGGCAGGTAAGTTGTCAATTCCTTTACGTGCAGCTTCATAAGCAGTTTGCGCAGCGTCGCTGGCTTTCTTAGCCGCCATGTACTCGCTACGCGCTTCTTTTTCGGCAAAGTCAGTGCTAGCGGCATAGTCTTTTGGCAAGGGCCCCTTCATCTTGGCGATTACGGGAGACGGCTGTTTCTGTATATCAGATCCGCGCTCTTGCAACACCGCATCAATTTTTGCTAGTTCGTCGTCAATTGCTTTTACGTTCTCTTCAGAGAACGCGCCTTTAACAAGCGGCTCGATTTCTTGTATGACAAGTTGCTGTTGTCTAATTTCTTGTGTAACACCCGACTCAGCTAACTTGCCACGAGCAGATGTAAGCTCTTTGCCGGACATACGTACAACTTCAGTTGCTCTTGACAGCGCTTTTTGTGCTTTAACGACCTCCGGCACTTTTGCCACTGGTGCAACCGATTGTTTTTTAATGTCCCAGCTTTCGGCTTTTTTGGGCTTAACAAGTATTCTGTCTTTGACGTTTTTAAACTCGCGGGCTTCGCCAGCCTTGAGACGCTCGGCTTCAGTCTGCCCAGCAGGAGCTTTTGTAACAGCGGCTTGTTGCTGTTCTTGCATACGCTGACGACGTTCTAAATCAAGAAGTGCGGCTTCCGCTTTGGGCACAGCGCGCTGGGCCTGCTCCAATTCTTTTTGAACTGCTTTTAGATCAGCGCGGCCATCTTCAGACAGCGTTGCCAACATATCAAAATAGCGTGCGTTTTGTTCGCGTGACTTGGCATCAGACTCAAGTTTTTGCAAAAGAAGACTGTCAGGCGTTTGGGCAAGCTCTTCTCTAAAAACTCTGGCTTCATCTTTAAACCTTTTTGCCACTTCACGGAAGTACTGCGGGTTGTCTTGCATGGCCTCTGTGTTGCGTACAGCTTTCTTGAGTTCTTCAACCCTAGTCTCTGCTGCTACAAACGCGGTGCGTGCATCGGTCAGTTCTTCAGGCGTAATCTCACGCAGTGTTGGCGCAAGGCGCTGTGGCTGAACACCGGGCAACTCTTTTTGTTTGCCTGCTGTGGCAACTTCTTCCTCTGGTGTACCAGCTTCAATCTTTGCCTTTAGATCATCACGAGCCTTAACCAACTGTGCGCGGATGTTGCCGGCACCGGACTCAACGGTCAGACCTTTAAGCTGGCGTTCAATGTTGCCGAGCTGCTGTTGCATCTCCGCCATCTCGGGCGTAACTTCTTTGGCCAGTTTGTTTTCTTCTTTGACCGATGGTTTGGCCGCACGTAGCTTCCTCAACTCATCGCCAAGGTCTTTACGGCGGTCTTTGAGTTCTGCCAGAGCAGCCAGCTTTGCTTCGTCTGTGGGACGGCCAGCTTTTTGGACACGCTCATTCACAAGGCGCAACTCACGCGTTACTTCATCGATTCGGTTAGCGGCCCCTTCTACGCGCTCAATAGGAAGCTGACGGCCTGCTTTAGCTACTTCACGTTCTTCTGCAATGACTTGGCTGTAGCGTTTAATTACGGCATCAGCACGTTCTTCCAAACCTTTTTCCAACGGTCTGTCAGCAATAGTTAGTAGCTGTTCACGCAAACCTTGGTTAGCTTCGCGTTCTAGTGCCTTGCCATTTGCCAAGAGGCGGTTGATATTTACAAGGCGTGTTGCATCAAAAACAAACTGGCTTGTAGCTTTACGAACTTCATTAAAGTTTTTACTTTTGGCCGCGTCATACAGATCAATCAAGTCGTCGTGTACTT